GTGAAGGTCATCCCCGGCATCGTCGACGGCATCCTGAAGGCTGTGCCGGAGCTGCTGACGGCGGCGACCGGCATCGTGCAGGGGCTGATCGGCGGCATCGTGAAGGCGACGCCGCTGCTCGCCAAGGGCTGGGTGCTGCTGCTGAACGGCCTGATCAACGCGGTCGTGCAGAACCTGCCAATGATCATCCAGGCCGCGGTGACGCTCGTCACGACCCTGATACAGGGGATCGTGCAGGCGCTGCCACTGTTGATCCAGGGCTCCATATCGCTCATCACTGGCCTGATTCAGGGCATCGTCACGAACCTGCCCATGATCATCGAGGCCGCGATTCAGCTGGTCATGTCGCTGATCGAGGGCATCATCTCGATGCTGCCGACGCTGATCGAGGCGGCGATCTCGCTCGTGACCACGCTGATCACAGCGATCGCAGAGAACCTGCCTCTGATCATCGAGGCCGGTATCGGGCTACTCCTCGCCCTCGTGACGGGCCTGCTCGACGCACTGCCTGAGCTGATAACCGCGGTGCTCGAGCTGATTCCCGCGATCGTGACGACCCTGCTGGAGAACCTGCCACAACTGGTGTCGGCGGCGTTAGAGATGATCCTGGCGATTGCTGGCGGGCTGATTCAGGCGATCCCGGAGCTGGTCGCGGCGATCCCGGAGATCATCGCGGCCGTGTTCACCGCATTCACTGAGGTCGATTGGCTGTCGCTTGGTGGCGACATCATCGCGGGCATCGTCGAAGGCATTGTGAATGCCGGCGGGCAAATCTGGGATGCGCTGCTCGAGATCGTCGGTGACGCCTGGCAGGGAGTCAAGGACTTCTTCGGAATCGCTTCACCGTCACGGCTCATGCGCGACACGATCGGTAAGCAGATCCCGGCGGGTCTCGCGGTCGGTATCAAGCAGGGCGCGAGCGAGTCGACGAATGCCGCTTTGGCGATGTCGAAGCAGGTCGCGTCGGCTGCGCAGACCGCAGCCACGTATTCCTCGAGCGTGGACGTGCAACGCACCGACACGGGCCTCGCGGTCACGGATGCAGCGGGCCTCACGGTCAACTTCACCGTGAATGGCGAGAAGGGTCAGGATGTTGACGAGCTCGTCGACATCATCATGCAACGTCTGGGTGGCGTAAGCCGGAGGTTCCGATGAGCAGTGGTGTGCGGGTCGAGTACGGCGGGATCATGTTCCGGGGGAAGGGCTACACAGCAGTCCCTGGGGACAAAACGTTCGGTATTGCTCGTAGTGGCCTGCAGGGGTTTGATGCTCCTGCAGGCCGCCGCGGCGAGGACATCGCACGACCGGGGGACGGAAGCTTCGCGCTGGCGACTCATGCGGGCGCCGCGATCCGCTCGATCTCGGGTATCGCCGTCGCCAACTCGCATCGCGAATTGATGGTGATGCGTGACGATTTCGCGGGGCTCGCGTCGGCCGATCTGCGACCGATGGTCTACTGGGTTGAGGGCATCCCTCGGAGCACGGACGCTCAGGTGTGGGACCAGCCAACATGGGAGTGGGACCCGCGGGATCGCCACGCGAAGTTCCAGCTGATGCTGCGCTGCCCGTGGCCGTTCTGGCTTGGTGACGCGCACGCGCAGGAGCTCTCGACGGGGCTCGAGTTGGTGAATCGTGGGACGGCGAATGCGTGGCCCGTGATCAGGATTACGGGCCCGGTATCGACGGCGTTTTCGATCACGGTCGGGGGCCGGAAGGTTCGCGTGGATCGCACGCTCACCGCGACACAGTGGGTTGAGATTACGACTCGTACGGGTGTCGCTCGGACGAACGCGGGGGAGCTGTTGCTGTCGGAAGTGACGGGGCTGATGCCGTACCTGCCGCCCGGAGTTTCGACGGTGGTGTTGTCGAACATTACCGCGCCGCGCGTCAAGTTTTCGTGGTCTGACACATACGTGTAGGGGGATGCATGGCTTGGCGAATCGTGGCCGCTGACGCAGTGACTCGGAAAGTGTTTTATGACCTGACGAACGTCGCCACCGCGTCGTACTCGGCGGTGCTGAACGGCGCCGGGTCGGTGGACGTGACGATCCAAACCCGGGATGCGCTCACGCCCGTACCGGTGGAAGTGCTGCAGCTGTTGCGGCGTCGACAGAAGGCGACCGTGATCATCGTCGGATGGGTGCAGTCGTCTGGTGAGACGTACGCGGTCGCGGACGCACTGATCGACACGTCATCGTGGAATCCTGGCACGGGCGTGCTGACGGTCTCGGGGGAGTCCGTGTGGTCTCTCATGGGCGAACGGATGATGTATCCGATGTGGGCGCGCGAGGTGATCGCGGGCGGCGGCACCGGAACGTTCTTCGTGGACTCCACGATCGAGGATGCGATGTGGTGGATCGTGGCCGCGTCGATCGGGCTCGGCAAAGAGATCTACCGCAACGGCGAGCTGATTTACGCGCCGACCGGGAATCATCACCGGCATCAGGATTTTCGGTGGTCGTCATCGACGGCGACGCAGTCTCGCCGGTGGGAGTTCCCGTACCGTGAACGCACCGCGCTCGAGATCCTCGAGGAGTTCCTCGGCTATGACGGTGCACCGGATGTCGCGCTCCAGCCACGCATCGTGGATGAGGAGATCTATTGGCTGGTGCACACGAAGGTGGACATGCTGCGGTGGGAATCCGAGCTCGTGCATGATCGCGCTCCTGGTTTTCAGTCGCGGGTGACCGACCTGCAGATCGTGAAGGACGGCGTGCGCGGAACCACGTCACTGCTGAAAGTCGGCGGCGGTTCGGGCAAGTCGATGCAGTCCACGGCCGCCGTGTTCCAAGACATCGGCATCTCGGTGGAGGATCTTGACGGTCTCACTCGCGAGCGGATCACGTCAGCGAAGCAAGCGGACGATAATCCGCGGTTGCGGCGTCTCGCGGTCGCGGAACTCCGCGAAAACTATTCCGACATTGAGCAATGGTCGTTCGGTGTGCGCTGCGACGGCGAAGTTCCCCCGTCGCTGTTTATGCCTGGGGCTGGGGTGCGGTTGCAGTACGGCGGCGACGAACTCTATTCCGCGAAAGAGCACCTGTTTCAGATCCTCGGGGTGAGCGGTTCGACCGATTCCACGCAGCTCAGATTGGACATCCAGAATGCCTAAAGAGAACCTGCGCCGAGATGATGATGGCGGGATTGGTGACCTGTCGAAACAGATCAAAGACCTCCAGACCGCGAACCCGCTCGAGAACGGATCAGTCGACACTGGCACGCTCACGATCCGTTCAAGCCAGGACGGGCTCGTGATCGAGGCGGGCGGGCAATTCCTCGCGAAGGACGGCGCGACCATCCTCATTGAGGCGCTGCTGCGAGTGACGGGGCAAACCCAACTCGGGGACACATGGACCAATCAACTCATCTCGAACGGCAACCTGTTCGCGAACGGCCAGCTTGCGGTCGAGGGCAAAACCTATTTGAACGACATCCTCGACGTGGATGGGACCACCGACCTCCGTGGCCGAGTGAATTTTCGCAACGATCTGTACGCACTCGAGCTTCCAGAGGCGTCGTCTCCAACGTCGATGAACATCGTGCTGGTCGATGATGGCGGAAAGTTCTATCGGGGCCCGAAGTATTCGTCTGGTGGTACGGGTGGCTCGGATAACCCGACTTCGCCTGGCGGGTTGGGTGAGGGCCCGGCTGCGCCGTTTTCGTATCAGGCGTTTTCGATTGGAAATGGGTCGGGCGAGGCAGACTTCGGGACTCGGAACACCGCGAAGGGCTGGCATGACGGGCTCGACTTCGCGTATGACGGCGCCGGGTACGGTGCTGCGGTGAGGTCGGTCGCGACTGGCACGGTCGTGAACTCGTCCTATGCGAATCATTCTGATGCCGGCCCCTACCCTGTGTGCATTGATCATGGGCCGCTCGAGGCTGGATCGCACGCGGGGAGGCGACTCTATTCGGTGTATTGGCACATGCTGGACCGCACGGTGTCGGTCGGCGATTCGGTGACGGCAGACACGGTGATCGGGCATGTCGGCGCGTACGGCAATGTCACGGGGCCGCACCTGCACCTCGAGCTGCATCTGGATTCGCTGCACTCGAATTGGCCGGTGCTTGGCCTTGATTCGTCGACTGGTGCGCAGGATCCTGTTCCGATTTTTAATGAGTATGGGGGCTGGCGGTAATGGCGAAATATAGCGGTACGGTTGTGCGGCCGTCGAGTGTGGCGCATGTGGCGTCGGCTCGGGCGCAGTTGCAAGTAAAGCTGGCGGAGCCGGGGACGCGTTCGGGATCGCTGGTGAATGACGACACCATCGTTGTTGACGTGCCGTCATCGGGCGCGTTCGAGGTCGATTTAATCCCGTCTCCGCAGATTCTCTCCCGGTCTGGTCGGCCCGCAGTGTATAGCGTCGCGGAGTCGTGGCTGGACCCTGACGGCGTGCAGATCCCCGGCGGGTACTCCGAGTGGGGGACGTTCTACCTTGGCGCGTCTGGCGGCACGCTCTCGCAATATAAGGTGGCGCCGCCTGGCACGCCGGTCATCGAATGGGTGTCGACCCTCGCGGAAGCGCAGGCCCTCGAACCGACCCTCGCGAAGGGCTCAATCATCATCGTCGCCGGTAGCACGGCCTGGAATGTTTACGAGGTGTCGTAATGGCTCTAACACTGATTGGCAGTATCGCCGCAATTACTGACGCGGTGGCTGCGAACCTCGTATCCGGCCCGACGCAGACTCGTGCCGCGGTTGACGCGCGCGTGCGCGGCATTGTGCCGGCTGAGGTGTCGTCGCAGATCGCGAACTCTACGACGTTGCAGGCTGCGTTGGCGGCGATGATCGGCAATCTCGGTGATGCGAACCTCGCGGCGGAGTATGCGCGCACGATTACGCCGACTGCGGATTGGAACACGCTCACTCAGCGTGGTGTGTGGCGGCGCGCGTCAGCGACTCCGAACGGGTCGAACGTGCCGCCGACGCAGGCGTCGGGCACGCTGTATGTGACGAAGTCGAACGAGCAGACTGACCAGGCTGGCGGGCAACTGTTCATGGCCGCTGACGGTATTTGGTACCGCAGCGTTTCTGATGCGGGCGTGTGGTCGGAGTGGCGTGCGCTCGATTCCGACTATCGCGGGCTGATGCCGGATGGACAGTCGATCGATGACATGACCGGCCAGCAGTGGACTGGGCAATGGTATGTGCCGTCTACTGCTGCGGCGGACGCGCTGGTGGGTGCGAAACCGCCGATGAGCGGGCCGGGCACGTTCACGGTCGTGTCGTCGCGCACGTCGGGCTATTCGCACACGGTGCAGTGGTGGTCGATGCACCTGCTGTCAGGCTCGAAGCTGTTTATGCGGCTCACGGTCGCGTCGGGCGCGTTCAATGACTGGATTGAGGTTGGCGGTGCCGGGAGTAGTGCTGGCGCGCGTGACCTGCGCCTGCAACTGTTTGAGGAGGCGTACCCGCTCGTTTCGACAGGGAATAAGGGCGTCGTCGTGCTTCGGTATGACCACGGCCTCACGAATTTCAAGTCGACGATCCTGCCGTTGCATCAGCAATACAATCTGCCTGCCTATATCGCGATGAATTCCCGCAACTGGTCGCTCGATGAGAACTCGGGCGCAACGCAGGAGGAAGCCCGGTCGTGGGCGAACGTCGAATGGGGCAACCATTCCGCCGACCACGAAGACAAGTCGGGTGGGGCCGCGATCTACGACAACATCGTGAACGGCCGCATCGAGCTCGAAGCCCAGTTGGAACGCACGATCCACGGCTACACCGCGCCGGGGTTGACGGGCGGCCAGTTCGACGGGTTCAACACCGGCTGGGTCGACGGCTACTCCAACACGCCCGCGGGTGCGATGATCCTCGACCATCACGCGATCGCGTCCGGCGGGATCGGCGACACGAACTTCCGCCCCCTGGACGGGAAGATCCGCATCGGTGGCCGGCATTACACGTGGGAGCAGCGCACGTACGCACAAATCAAGGCCGAGATCGATACTGCGATCTCGACCAAGACCGCGCTGACGATTATGGCGCACCCGCGCACGATGAACCAGTCCGGGTATTGGACGCCGGCACTGTTGGAGCAGGTGCTGGCCTATATTCGGTCGCAGATCGATGCGGGGAACCTCGCTGATCTGACCTACTACCAGTCGCAGCATGCGGTGTTGCGGACGCCGGTCGAGGCATTCCAGGCCGCACTCGCCTAACCACACTCTCTCACTCAAGCCACCCCTGCGGGTGGCTTTTTTGTTGCACCCACACGGTGCGGAAAGGGGCAGACCGGTGGATGACGACCTGGTGCAGCTCGCAACCCTGATCGGTGTTGAACTCAAAACCCGTGGCACGATCCGTGCACTCATCCCCGCCGACACGGACGTGAACACGCTCCGCACCCCCGGCGTGTATGCAGTCGCATCGACCACGATCGCTGCCTCACTCATCAACTGGCCGGAACCGGTCACGGGGCTTCTCGTGGTCGAAAAAACGCCCCAGAACCAGATGACGACGCAGAACGTGTACCTGTACAAGTCAACATCGCAGCCACCGAAGAAATACTCGCGCGTGAACCGTCTCGCATCGAACGATGCGTGGACGGCGTGGGGTTCCCCGGAATGGGCGCAGGCCGTGTTCGGCGGCACGTCCGAGACTCCCGCGAACGTTGACATGCATGTCGAGGCGGGCGCGTGGCTCGTCACCGCACCGGCCACGGTGACTGGTTTGCCGGCGGTGACGGCGACCGGATGGATTATCGAGAATCTGCGGTTCCGTGACTCGACAGTGATGCTGCAGCGTGCGACGGCTCGCACGTCGGGTGCGCCTCGCGTGTTCACTCGGGTCGGTGCGGTGCCTGCCGCGACGGGTTGGAATGGTGCCGCCTGGCATGAACTCGCGGCCGGTGGTGGAACCACGCCGGTTGTGGCGGAGGACGCGGGGCTCGCGAACGCGATGCTGCTGCAGGACTTCGTGCGCCGGCGCGGTGGCCGCAAGAAAGTGACGACCGGGGTTATTTCGTTCCGTTTCGATCATGGCCTCGCGAACTTCGACACGAAGATCCGGCCACTGCTCGAGGCCCGCAACATCCCGTACAGTCTCGCGCTCTGCTCCGGCCAATGGTCACGTTCGGAGAACGTCGGTGTGACTGCGGCGATGGTCAACGGCTGGGTTGAGGGTGGTCTCGCGGAGGTCTGGAACCATTCGAAGGATCATGGCTCGGGCGACAACTCGACTGCGCAATGGCAGGCCGCGATCCAGGACGGTCTCACCGAACTGCAGGCGCAAATTCCGGCCGCGCAGATAGACGGCTGGGCACCCCCAGGTTCCTCTGGTACGGACTTTGGCGGGTTCACGAACGGTGGCACGATCCCGCAACTGTTGACCGAGGGGGGCCGCTATATCCTCGCGCGGCACGCGATCACTGCCGGCTACCTGTCTGGCACCGTGTATCGGCTGTTGGATGGGAACCCGCGTAACGCGCTCACGCATGTGACGGGGGATAAGCAGACGCAGGCGCAGCTCGAGGCGTACCTGAATGGCGCGGTCTCGCAACGCAAGGGCGTGCAGATCATGATTCATCCGTCGCTGGTCGACTCGGAGGGGTATATCACGACGGCGGAGATCGAGGGGTTCCTGGATGCGGTAGTGACCGCTCGCGACGCTGGCCAGGTGGCGGTGATGGGGCCGTACGACGCGCTCCTCGCTGACGCGACCGACGCTGCGATCTAACCGCGCCCCAAACGTTGATCCCCGTTACGGGGCCATTTTTCATGCCTGAAAGGGGCAGCAATGACTCATTCGAAGCTCACGAACAAGATCAGTCTCAGCAGCCAGTCGAGTTCGCGTGACGGCACGAAGATCGATCGGTTCCTCGTTCACCACGCAGCAAGCACCTCGCAGTCCGGCGTGGTCGACATGATGGTGCGCGCGACCCGCACAGTCTCGGCGAACTATGTCATCGGCGACACAATCACCTGTGTCGTTGACGAGGATCGCCGCGCCTGGACTTCTGGCGCGTCGGGTGACGGCGGCCGCGGCGCAGCGTTCGACACGCGCTCAATCACCGTCGAAACCATCAATGACTCGACGGACGGTTGGACGGTCAGCGACAAGACGTTCGACAACCTCGCGCGCCTCATCGCCGATTGCGCCACCCGCTACGACTTCGACATCACCGATGACACCGTGCTCACGCACCAGGAACTCTGGTCGCGGTTCCGTGCTTCGTACGCAACCGCGTGCCCTGGGGATTTGCAGCGCCGTAAGGCCGAGCTGTTGAAGCTCGCGAAGTCCTACCAGGACGGCAAGGCCACCGGGGGTGGTACTGCCGCGTCGAAGCCTGCGACGTCGACGCCGGCGCGCGCCTCGTGGGAGGCGACCGCGTTCGGCATCGGCACCACCGCCACCGCCGCGCAGTGGAAGACGATTCAGAGCTGGCTCAAGAAGCTGGTCCGCTATGACGGCCCCGTTGATGGTGTGCCCGGCCAGAACACCTGGAAGGGCATTCAGCGCACCGTCGCCAAGTACGGCTACTACGACGGCCCCATCGACGGTGTTCCCGGCACGAACACCGCGAAGGGAATGCAGTCCTACGCACGCAACGGCGGCGGCTACACCGGCCCCACCGACGGCGTGCTCGGCGCGAACTCGTGGGCCGGGTTCGTCAAGCGGCTTTCGAGCTAGGAGCGATCATGCCGAAGCGTCTCGTGACCTGGATGCATGACCCGCCCGAGTGGCGGCCGGTGTGGCTTGGAGGGCATCTGTGGGGTGCGCTCATGGGCGCCGTCACGCTCACCGCGCCGCCGCTCACGATCAAGGGCGAGCTCGGGCCTGTCCTCACCACCGTGTGGGGAATCCTCGCATTGGTCGGTTCGCTCATCGCCGCCGCGAACGTCTACTCGCGGCATGCATGGGCGGAACGCCTCGGTATCCAGATCGCGGCGCTCGGCACCGGCCTCTACTCCGCAACAATCCTCTACCTGTGGGTTTCCACGGGGGAGAACCGCGGCACACAATTCTTCGCCGTGTCGCTCGGCCTGTTCTTCTTCCTGGCGCGGTTCCTCACGGTCGAGCACTGGGACGACCGCGACCTCGCACGGGAGATCTGATGCCGCTCTGGGAATACATCGTCTCGCTCGCGACGGCACTCGGTGTCGGCACGATCGTTCCCAAGATATTCGACAAGCTGGCCGCGAACATGACCGAGCGAGGGCAGCGCCGCAGGAAGGACGCGGAGCGCCTCGCGCAGCTCGTGGACGAAGCGAAGCGCGAGCGAGACGAAGCGATCGCGCACCGCGACGTTGAAGCGTCCCGTCGTCGCCGCCTCGAGGAACATGCGTCGCGGCTGCGCCGAATCCTCGCGGAAGCACCGTGCGTCGACTTCGACACGATCCCGCCCTGGCCTGGAGGCACGGGGCCAACACCTACGCAAGGAGACTACAAGTGACCTCTACCCCGAACCTCGGCGCTGTGATTCAGTCGCCCACCGCCCGCCGTTGGATTTACGGCGTCTACATCATCGCTGTGTTCATCATCGGATGTGTTCAGGTCGGCTTCGCTGCGGTGGATGCTGGCCAGCCTGACTGGCTGACGGTCGCTCTCGCGGTCGCCGCGTACGCGGGTGTCCCTGTTGGCGCGCTCGCCGCAGCGAACACGTCAACCTCTACCGGCAAGCACACCGAATAACCTTCATCCCCAACGATTGAAGCCCCCACCTTCACGCTGAGCGCGTGCGGGTGGGGGCGCTTTCGTCGTTTCCGGGCTACGACCGCACCCAGGCGATGACTTCACCCTCGCCAAGCTCGACCAGCCCACGCGCCTCCTCAAGCGTCGACGCCGCGATCTCGACCTCGCGCGGCGCATCCACCTCCGGTCGATCGCCGAGCGCGTCACGCTCCGTCTCCGAGAGAGCAGCAGCAGTATTGACGGTCTTGATCATCACGTGCATGGCATTGAGCTTAGGCCGCGGGCAGCCTTGCAACGGAGGGAATAATATTCCCAACTCACTTGAATCGGGCATATTATTCCCTCGCTTGCAAGAGTGTCGGCGGCGGGAGCTACCCTCTGCGCATGAGCAAGCAGCATCTAGAGGGTGCCGACGCGATCGTCGCCGCGATCGAGGCGCAGGCGCGCCAATCCCATCCGCTCGCCGAGACGATCCACCCAGGTCAGGTGTGGCGCGTGCACGGCCACAGCACCGCGACGATCGGCTGGGTGCGGTACCTCGTGCCAGAGCGTGGCACCGGGCCCGCCTATCACGCCTACGCTGACCGGCGTGAGGATGGTGTACGGCCGTGGCTCAAGAGCTTCGCGACACTCGACTCAGCCGTGGCATGGGTCTACCAGCACCGCGGGGAGCTCAGCTGAGATCGTCCACGATGCTCTCGATCGTGCCCTGACGTCCGCGGAACTCGATCACATCCGGCAACTCGGCATACTCGTGCAGCACCGCCACGCAGGCATTCACGGCCTCAAGCTGACGGTCCGCAGGCACCTGCTCAATGAGAGCACCGAGCACGTCCAGGGCTTCCTCAAGATCCATGCGGGGGAGTCTACGCGGCGTAGTTTCGTGCCCACTTTTTGCCCACATTTTGCCCACGAAACTCACGCTTTGCCCACATTTGCCCACACTTTCCACCGCTCTCAGCATCCCGCCACATCCACCGCACCCCGCCGACTTACCAGGTAAACACTGGGCACGCGGCGAAAACACGGCGGAGACAACAACCTCGGCACGCGGGTTCGATTCCCGTCATCCCCTCGGTTTTCTCCGTCTATCGGCTTCCTGCCGCGTCCTAGTGCCGATCTAGGCCTATTCTGGCGTGCTTGTCGGATGCTTGAAACTCCCAGCAACCATCGTCACTTACCAGTTCTTTTAGCCTCTTTGCGTAGTCTTATGGCACGTAGGTGGCACGAAGGACGTGAACTATGGCGGGTAGGACTCGCAGGAACCGCAACGGCTCGATTCGGCAGCTCGATAGTGGCGCGTGGCAGCTTCGCCTCAAAGTTCCCGGCACCCGGCCGCCGGTCTACTACCCGCATCCCGACGGCACGTTTTACACGAAGGCCGCAGCGGTGAAGGCGCTGCAGAAACACAACGAAGCCATTGACGCCGGCACCTGGGTGCATCCTGATGCTGCACGCGAAGAGGCCGAACATGCGAAGGCCCTCGAAGCCGCCCGCGAACTCACTGTCGCCGAAGCCGGCGCGCAGTGGCTCGACGCGGCTGAGGCCGGCCGCTTCGGAGAGATGCGCCGCGCAAGCCTCATTACCTACCGTTCCCGCATCGCGCAGGTGAACGCCGAGTGGGGTGCTACTCGTGTTTTCGATGTGACCGAGCAGGATGCTCTCTCATGGTTCAGGAAAGTGGCAGCCGACTCGACACGCGCCCGCGCCCTCAACCTCGTTGACACGCTGCATCGCGTGCTGAGCTTCATTGCTGAGGAACATCCGCTGATCATTACGGCTTCGCCGGTGAAGATTCCCGAAAAGGAACGCAAGCTTGACCGCAAGAGTGCCGGCAAACTCATTCCCGACGAAGTAGTTGCGGCGATCGCCGAGCATCTACCGAAGCCATACCAAGCCACCGTCTACGCGGCTTCATGGTTGGGTTTGCGTCTGGGGGAGGTGCTGGGGCTCCACGTCGATGCCTTCGACGATGACACGGTGCGCATATTCCGCAACGCGCAGACGAAGGGCGGCGCGCGCATCGAAGAGCCGAAGAGCAGGGCCGGAACCCGCATTCTGCCGATTCCCGAGCCCGCTCGCGAAATACTTGCAGCGCAACGCGAGGCTTCGACGTCGTGGCTATTCCCTGGGGTGCATGACCCCGACAGCCCGTTGTCGGCATCGACGTTCGGCAACTATTGGCGCGCAGCAGTCGCAGCGGCTCGAGCCGACGGGGCGAAGGTGCCCGAGGGTGCCCGATTCCATGACCTTCGTCATACGGCGCTGACCAGATTCGCGCGCGCCGGTGCAACCTCGGCTGACGTGCTCTTGTTCGGCGGCCACGATGACCCTGGCGTTACTGCGAACTATCAACACGCTGAAGTTGATCGGCTTCGAGAAATTAGCAGCCGACTCGGCAAGATTCGTTAGCGGCGTCCCGGCTTGCCAGTGAGCCCCTGGGGAATGAACCCGCGCTTGCGTGCTTCGGCAACCCATCGTTGCGCGGTGGACTTTGATGCACCGGACGCATCCATCACTCGATCGGTAGGCGAAGGGTCTTCAGCCCAATATGCAGCCAACCAGTGCTTCGCCACTTCCTTGTAAAAGTCGTCTGTTCGCTCGAACTTGGGTAGGGGTCCCAGATTCGCGGAAAGCGCGCCACCGTAGAGCCTCAGGATTTCCTTGGCCCTTGCGCTCCAGCGTGCGCTGATTGCGCGACTGATGGACACAGCGGGGACATTGGCGAGGGCCTGACGCTGCAACATCGACTTACTGTCTGCCGACATCACGATCGCTGTCGTTACGGCGTGACTGAAATGTTCTTCATTGACTGGCGCAATTCGGATGATTGCCCTCGTGCCGTCGTCGTGGCGTATCTCGTACCATTCGACCATCTGGATGCGGTCTACAGCGAAGTCTTCTAGGTGACCGACAGTCTCCAGCTCCCGCGCTTCACTCTCATCGCCGCTCAGTTGTCGGACGATTTCCCATCCTTCGGGTAGGTCTTCGGGCTTTAGCACGTCATCAGCCTACGTGATGGGGATTGCTTCGAAATCATCTGACGACACGCAGCCTTACGTGATGGGGATTGATTCGCCGCCATAACCTGCTATCTTGAACACGTGGCGAGGAAATAAACACCGCCACGAGGTTCCACGACACACAGAGAGATAGCCATGACCAGCCAGCCCACTGCTGTAATCCAGCGCGGTGGCTTCAAGGTGCGCGAGGTCGCCCGCACCCTCGGAGTCACTGACAACACCATCTACGGACTCATCTACGACGGCACTATCTCGCCGCTTCGTATCGGCCGAAGTGTGCGCATTCCGCGCAGCGAACTCGACCGCCTCGGCTACCCGATTCCCACGCTCGAGGCTCCCGGCACGTCGGAGCGCGACGCCGCCTAACCAAAAAAGTGCCCCCGGACTGTGACCAGCAGCCGAGGGCAACCCGGTTCACCAAGGAAGGAATCACCATGAACCAGACACCCAACATCATCCCAGACCCCACCATCAGCGCAAAGTCATTCGGTGACGCGTTCATGGAGGTCTCGAGCCGGATCGACGCGCTCGGCCTGGACATGCAGAAGTTTGTTGTCGGTGATATCGCCCGGATCACTCGCGTGATGTTCACCGACACCGGCGACGGGCTCTCGTGCGATCAAAACGATCTCGACGAAGCGATCCGCTCCATCATCCGCGAGATCGACACGATGCCCGGCTGCGACTCGCAAGGGGAGCTCGTGCCGAGCGAGGGGCACTATCACTCGCATGCAGGCGACACGTTCGGTCGGTTCACCGCCCAAGTCATTCACGACGGCGAGAAGTGGATGGTCGACCTCTGCCACGAAGCTACTGGTGACGAACTCGGCGCCGACGAAATCCTCGACTATGCGGACGCGTTGCGCGCCGCGGCGGGTGACGCTGCTGTCCTGAACGATCCGACCCTGCTGCGCCGGCCTACCGACTATTGTGCCGAGCCGCACCACGACGGAAACGGTGGGCTCTAGATGTTGCTCATCGACCTTATGGAGGCGAAGCACGGCTACGGACGGTGGCCCGGCTCGCACGACTGGCCAGCAGAACTGTTCGACCTCGTTTACGAGGGCAAGCTCGACAACCCTGCCGACCTCGCGGAGTGTGTCGCAGACGCATGGTCAGGCGCCAAGATCCCGTTCCGGGCGCTCGGATATGACACGTGGATCGAGTTCTTCCGGCGCGCCGGCTACTCGGATGACGGCAAGCTCGCGGCCCCGCTCGCGGAGCCGATCACGGTCTATCGGGCAGCGGAACCGCAGTTCGTTCATCGTCTCGCATGGACCGGCACCCTCGACGTTGCTAAGCGGTTCACCGAGATCAACACGCGGTACGGCAAGCGACCTCGACACATCTACGAGTTGACCGTGACTCCGGACCGCGTACTCGCACACATCACCGACCGGCAGGAAGACGAGTTCATTGTCGACTCTCGAGGTCTTCGTGCGAAGCGGATCTTGCATGCCGACGAGGTCGCGCTCGAGGCATCCGGCGTTGCGACGAAGGAGGTCGCATAGTCATGCTTCCGCAGCAGCGCTTCGGGCACACGATCGAGCACCACCTCGAGAAGGTGCTCGAAGCGCTCGCAGATGGATCTCTCGAGCTCTGGCAGTTGTCCCCATCATTGGCGGGAATGTACGAGCTCGGATACGACCACGGCCGGGAGTCACTGCGGCCGGCACTCGAGGATGCGCAGCACGAGGCTGCGATCGCGTACGAGCGTCTGCACAATCCCGGTCGCCACTTCACCGAAATGTATGCACGGAGAGTCGAGCAGGCAGCCGAGCTGCACGCCGATGTGGAAGGTGCAGCCCAGTACTACGAAGCCGTCCTCGCGACGGCGACAACACCCCGAAGGGTAGCCGCCTAACTATGACTCAACCCACCACCAAGCCGCCTCGCGTCGGCTACACCCCGAAGCTCTACGCCGACGTCGCCGAGCTGATTAAGAACGGCCCGATCGCGCCGCCGACTCCGACGATCCTGACCTGTAGCGACCGCATCGGCTTGTTCTACGAGAGTGCCGTGAACTCCGTGTTCGGCGATCCCGAGTCGGGCAAGACCTGGATCGCGCTCGTCGGCATCGCTGAGCAGCTACTCGCGAGACAGCCCGCAATGTTCATCGATCTTGACCACAACGGCGCCGCCGCGATCGTGTCGAGGCTGTATGCGCTCGGAGTACCGAAAGACGTGCTGTCCGACCCGGAACTGTTCCGATACACCGAACCGGAAGACGGCGCCGCCCTCGTGCAGCTCATCGAGGATGCCCGACAGTGGCGCCCCTCGCTCGTCGTGATCGACTCCGTTGGCGAACTGTTGCCGGTCTACGGTGCCTCGTCCAATTCCGCCGATGACTACACGCGCGTGCATGGCCTCGCGATCAAGCCGTTCGCGCAGCTGGGCGCGGCCGTCGTGCTCGTCGACCACGAGGCGAAGAATGCGAGCTCTCGTGAGTACGGCGCCGGCGGCACTATGGCGAAGAAGCGCACCATCGACGGCAGCTACCTCCGTTGTCGGGTGGTGGATGCGTTCGCTCCAGGTCGAGGCGGTCAGGCGGAACTCACGATCGCGAAAGATCGTCACGGCGGTCTTCGAGCTGCACGCGACGGCGGCGACCGTGAGCCCCTCGCGGCGAAGTTCCAAATGACGGTACCGGCCGGGTTCCCGGACTCGCTCAAGTGGCGGCTCGAGGCGCCCGCGCCAGGAGAGCGAGCGAAGGCGACGCAGCGTGCGAACGATGACCGGCTTGCTCGGATCGTCTCGGAGATTGAGCAGCTCGACCCACCCGCGCGCAGCGGGAACGATGCCGCGAATCGTATCGGCGGTCGGCGGCAAGACGTTCTTGAGGCCTACAAGCTCATCGGTACCGGGAACGTTCCGGGAACCACCGGAACTAGTGGTTCCCGGTTCCGTACCCCTATGTCGGGAACCGGGAACCACCCCGCCGGAACTGATCGGAACAACGTCACACCACTTCACCAGCCCGAGTTCACCACCCCCGAAGGAGCCTAAAAATGCCTCACAACGAGTTCCTCGAGACAATCGCCGAGGTCTACATGCGTGGCGGATACTTCGCCATTAGCGACGAGGGTGTCCCTCTCGTCATCCATGGGCCCCACGGCCTGCCAGCGTCGCTCACAACGGCCTGCATGCCCTATCGCGACCAGATCCGCGCGCTCGTCATCGAGGGCGCCAGGAACGCGCTCGACGGCTTCCTGCCGACGCTTGACGGGCTCGACCGAACCGAGGTGCAGGCGTGACGTCCGACACCTACCGCGGTTTACGGCAGCCAGCCCCGGCCGAGTTCCAAGAGCTGCACGAGGCTATGCAGGTCGTCGCCCCGGCCTGTCTCGGCGACACCCGGTTTACGTCCGACAACGCGCCGACCACCGAGCTCGCGCTCATCTGCGACGTATGCCCCCTCGAGCCGTTCTGCGACGCCTACGCGCGCGCCGCACGCCCAAGTGCAGGTGTATGGGCCGGACGCCGCTACGGCAGCCACACCGGCCGAGCAGGACGCCCCAGGAAGGACGCCGCCTAATGGTCGATCGCATCATCGCGCAAGCCGATGTTTGGCTCACGAAGCGCGCCACGCATCCCGTCATCCGCCTGTACCGCGTCAAACCGAACGGCAACCACGCCTTCCTCGCACCCCTCGACTACTCGACCGCGCGAGCCCTCGTAGATCAGATTCACGACCTCGTTGACGAGTACGAGCAGCACGCCCCGCCCGAGACTCCACCGGCCCGCATCCTCACCTTTGAACCACCGCCGGAGGTCGGCAACCTCCACCACAACCCACACGAAGGGAACCAACCATGACCGCAACCACGACCAAGCTCAACACTCACGTCATGACACTCCACGCGCATGAAGTCGTGACGTTCTTCGAGAAGTACAACCTCCCCATTCCCGAAAAAATCACGAACGCAATCGAACGCGCCGGAAAGGTACACGAGCGATGGAGCGCCCTCCGCGGTGACGTGACACGCCTCAAAGCCACTGATTGGCTCGCCGACGACTACCAAGACCGCCTCGAGAAACTCGTTATCGCGGAAGCCGTCAGCAAGCACGTCACCCACGGCTACGGCCCCATGATCGACGCCCTTAAACGCAGCACGACGACTGCAGTGCGTGACACGGCCGACGAACTCATTAACTCGCTCACCGAGTTCTATCTCGCCAACGAAGACTTCTTCATGGCGCAACCCGGCCCGCATCCGTTCAACACCATCCGCGCCGACTTCGTTCGCGTGCATGACCGCATCATGTCCACCAATGGCACCTACCCCCACGAGCTCCACGGACGGGAATGGGAAGACCACGTTCGCTTCGTATGGACCCCCGAACAGGTCACAGAACTGAGCTGGGCACGCCCCGCTGGCAGCCTCAAGATCAAAGACAACTTGAGCATCGACGCCTACGCAAAAAAGGTTGGCGCCCAATTCCAGCTCGCGAAGAGCTACACCGAAGTCAACCAGCGCATCACCCTCGCCACCGCCCACCGCAAGGGCCTCCCTGGCGAACGCCGCAACTAACCACCACGGGCCGCGACGCCGCTGCAACGAACATTTGCAGCGGCGTCGCACCGGCGACCACGAAGGCATCCCGATGGTGAACCGCACCGCCGAACACAAGAGGGGCACGACCCCCTCCCCCCGGCCGTCAGGCCATCCCTCCGGCATAGGGCCTATATCTCCCCGGCGCGTAAGCAATGGGCCCTTGGTGGGGGTTTTCCGGTGCGTAGCGGCCTGTGGTGGCGCCTGTATCGGCCTATCTCGTGCGGGTGCTCTGCGGGTAAGGGTGGCGTTTTTCGTGGCGTTACGAAGAAGTCGAGTTTCGACGTTATTGGCAGTTCTGCGTAAGTACGCGGGCTAAGTGTTACATGAGGAAAGGGGCACTTGTGAGTGCTGAGTATCGGGTGCCGGCGAAGCTGCAGCCGGCCGGTAAGAAGTTGTGGAATGCGGTGACGAGTGAGTTTGAGCTTGCTGAGCATGAGCTTGCGCAGCTTGAGGAAGCGTGCCGGGTGCGGGACACGATCGGGGTGCTTCGACAGCAGGTTGAGGATGACGGCACGATGATTCCTTCGTCGCAGGGTTCGCGGCTGCATCCTGCGGTGACGGAGATTCGGCAGCAGCAGTTGGCGTTGGCGCGTTTGTTGGCGACGCTTGCCGTGCCGCCGCTCGAGGAGGACCATTTGCCGCCTTCGCGGGGTGTGCGTGCTGTCGCTCGTGGGAGGCGGTCATGAGGCGGCGGCGGGGTTTGGATGATGCGAGGTCGGAGCGTGAGCGGCGGTGGTGGCCGTTGCTGCATCCTGATCGGACGGTGTCTTTGCCGGAGCGGATGCGGCAGCTTCGTGAGCATCACGCGCGTCTCGATGCGCGTGAGCCGGAGGGTGGTGGCGTGCTGATTGAGGGTGTGCTGTTTGGGGGCGATGATGCGACGACGTAAACCGGATATGGATAGTTTCGAGCCGCCCGCGTTCGAGGATGACTTCGCGTTGCCGTTCGCTGCGCGCATGGAGCGCTTCGAGCGGTGGGAGCGAGAGTATGAGGCCGTGGCTGCTCGAGCCGCGGATGCGGGCGTGACGGTTGATGTTCCCGTTGTCGATGTGCCCTTCGACCCGTACACGGACGGCTACTGATGCGTGAAGGGGTACGCGCTCACTGAGTACCCCTTCGCGGGGTGGTGTTTTGCCACCCGACGCCGTTCCGCGCGCGTGAGGCGACCTGGCATTTTCATCCTGAATGAGAATGCTCGCTTGCGGCAGCCCCGCGCGCGTGAGGGTGCGGCGGCCGTAGATAGTACGGAATCCCGTAATACCTGGGCAGCCCCGCGCGATCGAAGGGCGTCGGCACTATCGACCCCCTCGTTGTACGTGCCCTATGTAGGGGTGAGGGCATCCGTTCACTTAGCACAACCTCGTTGCGTTCGCTTATGGCACGCAAGTGGCACGCGCGGCCCTGTGTGCCCGCCTGAGGCCCTAAATCAAGGGTGGCCGATAATCCCGTCATCCCCTCCAAATTTCCGGAGTTTCACGTACGCACGCATCCTTCCGACCTCCGCGGACTGACGGTAATTCGCAACGATTCCACTGAAATTCCCGCAAGTTGCCGTCAGTTCGCGATAGTGATGACCGTGACATGGCTGCTGAGCCGACACCGTGCATCTGCCCGCGCTCATCCGCCGCCCGCCCTATCCGCACTACCTTCGCTAACTGACGGCAATGTGCGGCTTTTCGGCTGAAAAAGCCGCAAATTGCCGTCAGTTAGCGGAAGAGAAGGCATGGGCGTCGACCTCGCGGGCGGCACACTGCGCTCCAGGGCAGCACGCCTCGCTACCCCGCCGCGCGCCCCGAAATCTGGTCGCTCACGGCGTGCGTGAACGCGAGCGGATTCGGCGCGACGCCGTGCTCCGCACTCCGGGCGACGTGGTCGTGCCACGCCTCGAGCAGCGCGAGCCGCTGATCGGCGTTGAAACCGAGCGCCTGCTCGACAATCTCCTGCCAGGTGCCGCCGGTCATCCCAAACGCCTCGGCAAGCTTCGGCGCCGCCACCGGCAGCGACGCCGCGGTCGCCTCATCGAGCATGCCGATCGCGTCGAGCACATAGGAATCCAGCAGCCGCAGCATCGGGCTGCCGTCGTAACGGTCGGTGTCGCTCATGCCCACGACCCTGCCAAACCCGATCGCGAGCGCAGGTCAGCCGCCCGGCGCGCCCGAACACCGGGCGCATCCGGTCACTCCGACGGCAGCCCCTGCGCGGCCAACCACGCGCGCATGTGCTGACGGCCGTAGAGCCCGCGCTCGGTGCCGAGCCGGCGTCCGAGCGTGAACGCCCAGCTGTAGCTGTTGCGGTCGTAGCCCGCGTAGTAGTCGGCGAGCGTCTGCTCGTACTCGTCGGCG